CGCATATTGGGTTTTAAAACAATGTTTGAAATATCCAAACACGCGTTATGTGATTGGACGATCACGTTTAAAAAATTTGAAGGAAACAACGTTGCGATCATTGTTTGAAGTTTGTTCAATGCAAGGATTGACGGCGAATGTCGATTTCACTTATAATGAAACAAAATCGTTGATCACAATTCACCAAACCAAATCCGAAATTTTATTAAAAGATTTGTTCCATTATCCGTCCGATCCAAATTTTGATTCGTTGGGATCAATGGAAATCACGGGCGCGTTTATTGACGAAGCAACCGAAATAACAACGACGGCATATAATGTGATTCAATCACGAATGCGTTATAATTTAGACAAACACGGATTGACGCCCAAATTGTTAATGACGTGCAATCCGTCAAAGGGTTGGATTTATTCGGAGTTTTACAAAAAATTCAAAGACGGGACATTGGACGACAACAAACAATTCGTTCAATCATTAGTCACGGACAATCCCAACATTTCAAAACATTACATCAACCAATTACGACAATTGGACGTGTTATCACAAAAACGTTTGTTGTTTGGCGATTGGGAATATAGCGACGACGACACACAATTGTTTTCAATTGACGCGTTAAACGATATGTTTACAAATGAATATGTTTCGGGGGTTGGACAAAAATTCATTTCCGTTGACGTTGCGCGATATGGACGGGATCAATCGGTTGTTTGTTTGTGGCACGATTGGCGTTGTGAAGAAATCAAAACGTTTGACAAAAATTCAATTGACGAATTGGCAAACATCGTTGATCAGTTGGCAAAGAAACACAACGTCCAACGATCAAACATTGTCGCGGATTCGGACGGCGTGGGTGGTGGTTTTGTTGATATGTTGAAGGGTTGCAAATCTTTTGTCAATAATTCAAAAGCATTGGACAATGAAAATTTCAGAAACTTAAAAACACAATGTTATTATAAATTCGCGCAACGTGTTATGAATGGACAAATATACATCAACACAAATAATGGTGAATTGAAAAACAAAATCATTATGGAATTTGAAATGGTTAAACAACACGACATCGACAAAGACAACAAATTGTCAATCACACCAAAAGACAAAATCAAATCATTATTGGGACGATCGCCCGATTTGTCGGACGCGTTGATTATGCGATATTATTTCGAATTAAGTAAAACGAAAATTCTTTATTTTGGATAAACCAAAAATTGCGATGGACATATAAAACATTTTTTTAGTTTTGTAAATTATGGAAATAAAAACATTGAACAAAGAACACGGCAAAATTTTAAATGGATTTATCAATGACGTTGAACGTTTTATTTATATAATCACGGACGATCAAAATTTTTATAAATTCAAAAATTTTAAACCCGTTATTTCCAACGCAAAAGAATTACACAACAACATTGGACGTGAATTAAAATCAATGAACATTGACGAATCGGAGTGGGTTTATATGTTTCCAAATTATATGTTGTTCGCGGGAATCGGTTTTGCGTCCGCAATAAAAAACAAAAACAATGAAAATTTAGTAAACGAACAAACCGAAATGTTATTCAATTCAATTCAAAACACAATTAATGAATTGGAACAAATGATTGATAAAAGAAAATTCAGACGTGAAAAAAGATTAAAAACCAAAAACCAAAAACAAAAACAAACAAATGATTAATTTATTAGTAGGAAAAACAAAAACAAAAATCCCGAATTCGTGGGACGAAATCACGTTGGACAAATATTCAAAGATTTACGAAATAATAAAAGAAAACGAATTTGAAGAACCAACACACGAAGACGGATTCAAAACGGATCAACAATTGAAAGTGATTGAATCACAACGCAATTTGAATAATTTAAAAGTCAACAAATTAGTGTTTCAAGAATTAACGGGTTTGACAAATGAAATCGTTAACAATTCGAATGCGGAAAAAATGTCAAACGTTTTAATGACAATGACGAATTTTTTAAATTCAAATATCACGGACAATGAAAAAATCGATGGTGAACAAAAAAGTTTCAAATACAAAAACAAAGAATATTTTTTTCCAAAATCTAAAATGACGGAATCAACGTTCGGTGATTTTATAGAAACGGCGCAATTGGATATGTTAACCGAAAAAAACAAGGCGGGAAAATTTGGAGTGATCGCGGAACAAATGGCGATTCTTTGTCGTGAAGTTGGCGAAGTTTATAACGAACAAAAGGTTTTGAAAAAATCAAAGTTGTTCAAAGGTTTGACAATGGACGTTGTTTGGAATTTCGTTTTTTTTTTGACGAAACAAACAAACATTTACAAGAAAAATTCCCGAACGTATTTAAAAGCGGAATCAGAAACGAAAACCGACACGCAACAAAAAATTGGGAAATTATGAAACCATATGGTTGGTTAAACACATTGTATGACGTTGCAAACACGGGGTTGTTTACAAAGCACCCAAACAACGCGATTGATTCAGTAAGGGCGGAAAATTTATTTGTCGTGTTCACTTATTTGTCGTGGAAGTCCGCACACAATGAATATGAATCCGAAGTTCGCAAATCGGTTGACGCGGAATCAAGACAAAAGGCAAACGCAAAACGAAATAATAAAAGATAAAAAAATGAGTGCAATAACAAATTCAAATTTAATTGTTGATCAAATGAAATCATATTGGAATTTGACAACAACGGGGGGACAATTTTATTTTGGTTATCCATCGGAAGTTGACAACATACACAACAAACAATTCCCGTTAATGATTATGAACCCGCCAACAATGACATTGTCCGCGACAAATTACAATTCAAACGTTGTTGATATGAAATCAAATTGGACATTTACGATTTACAACAATCTCCCGTCAACATATAATGTGACGGACGACACAAAGATTTTGGAATTATGGGACACAATGGAAAATCAATGTTTGTTTTGGTTGCAATCGTGGTGGGGACATTTTACGTCGCAAGGAATTGATTTTGTTATGACAACACCGATTCAAATTGTTAGATTAAAAGAATCAACCAACGATCGTTTGTTGGGAATAAAAGTCACAATGGGTTTTGATTTTTTCAGATATTGCAATTTTAATAATTTATAAAAAATGAATTTACAACCGATCAACAACATTGCAACACAAATACAAATCATTTTAGGTTTGGAATTATTGGCGTTGAAACGTAACGCGTCGGGCGCGTTGACAAATTCGTTGTCACATCAAATTATCCCACAAGGTGAATTCGGTTTTAATATGCAAATAATGGGATTGGATTATTGGCGTGTTGTTGAATATGGAGTGAACGCAAACAATATTCCGTATGACGCACGAACACGAACGGGTGCGGAAAATTCCGAATACATAGCGGGATTAATGAAATGGATTCAAGACAAAGGGATTTCAAGTGACAACGACGTGATTCGTGGAATGGCGTTCGCAATAGCAACAAAACAAACGGCAACGTCACGTGGTGGTTTTGGTTTGGGAAATCCAATGGACAAACAAAAATTGGGATTCGTTAGAAAATCACAACCAAAGATCAACAAAGAATTGGAAAAAATAACACAAATTTATCAATCGGAAGTTGTCAAAATAATTGGTGACACATTCCAACCAAACATTCAAATTATTATTTAATATGGCAATAATTATACAACGTAAACCATTAACAAATTATTTGACGTCAACATTAGTTCCGTTACTTTTTCAAGTATTTGAAAACACGGCGGACACAACAAACATTGTTGCGCGTTGTTACAAAATAGATCAAAACACGGGTGTTGAAACGTCATTGGGCGGAAAATTTAGGTTGGCAAATGTCCCGAATATAAATTATACTTATCAATTTGACGCGTCCGAAGTATTCAACAATTTGACAAAATACACGTTGTTTGATATGCCGAACAATCAACAATTGGGAAACAATAGTGGTGCGCCGAATTTATACAAAGTTTGGCAAGACGTCGCGTCATTTAAAGTTGTTGTAAAATTTCAACGTGAATATTTAGACGCAACAACGGGTTTAATTGTTTTAGATCCAACCGAAGTTTCGTCAAGTATTTTTTATGTTCACGAAGGCGTCCCCGATCGTCGATGGTTGACACAACGTGTTCGATCGAATGGTTCGGGCGGATCAATATTCAATTTTTTTCAATTCAAATATGAATCCGACGTTACGCGCAAAAGATGGTTCACAAATTATCCGATTCAATATAATTCGGGCGCATATCAAAGTTTTGTCAACATTCACGAAGAAGAACAATATATGTTAATGTTTTACGGCAATCAACAAGGCGCGGGGGAAATAAGAATTCGAACATATGGAAAACCCAACGGCGAAGGCGTAGTATTGGGAACACACGCAATCACAACAACATCAAGTGAAAAAAACGTGTCCACAACGTGTGTTGGATTCCGTGACATTGTTAATGGATTCACCGCAAATGTGGGAACGGAAGGTGGAAATTTTGCAAACGTCGTTTCTTATGTGGTTGATTATTTAATCAACGCGGGTGGTGGGATTTCTACATTTACGGCGACGGAATATGTTTTTAATGTTGATCGCGGTTGTTTAAAAAACAAAGGATATTTAAGATTTTGTTTCAAAAATTCAATGGGCGGTTATGATATGGTTTCGTCAACGGGAAAATATAAAGAAGGAACAAAAAACAAATTTCAAAATTTTGAACAAACATTAGGTTACGAAAATTGGAAAACACCGATGGCGTTTGGAAATTCAAATTGGGCGAATGAATCAATCACCGAATATTCAGTTAGCACACAATTTATGAAACCCGAATATGCAAAGCATTTTTCGGAAATGTTTTCGTCAACACAAGTTTATTTAAGAGTTCCGAACGATGGATTTTTGCAAGTTTCAAACAATGAAGTTGCAAATTCAAACCGCGAACAACCATATTATTTTGTTCCAATTGTTATAACACCCGCAACCGCCGTGTTTGACGAAACGACGGATAATTTAACACAATTGAAATTCAAATTTACAAGGGCGGTAAACCAAAGACAACCACGTTATTAAAACAAAAAAGAAATGGCGCAATACACACCAAACATTCAATTTATAATTAAAAAATCCAATCGTGACATTTACGATTTGGATATTACAAAAATAACGGATTTTCCGTTGGCGTTAACTTATTCAATTAAGGACGTCCAAGATCCGTCGTCATCAAAAGGTTCATTTTCAAAAACATTTTCGATTCCCGCAACAAAAAACAATAATACAATTTTGCAAATGTTGTTTTCGGATTCACTTTATGATTCGTTCCAATATATCGAAGATTATGACGCCCAAATTTTTATTGACGGATTAATTGTTTTGCAAGGTAAATTCCAAGTCAAAGGAACAACATATAAAGGACACCCGAAATCGTATGAATGCAATGTTTATGGTGAAAATTTTAAATGGGTGAACGCGTTATCGTCATTGAATTTGTGTGACATAGATTTTACGGCGGGGAAATTTTTTCCAAACGCACCCGCAACGGCAAC